CCATTTATCTTACTCTTCTTAAGACGAAATCTAATGTTATCGGTGATATATTATTGACTAGCGAAAATACGATAATTACTTCATAAGCATTATTATCAGGAAAACCTTTTGCTGTGATGCTTATAAGTCGAGCTCTGGGTTCATAATTGTTTATAGTTTCTGCAATCTTCTCTTTTAAGACGTATTCAGTATCTTGACTTATATTCTCAAACAGTGTCTGACGTATACCTGAACCCAATCCTGGATTAAAGAACCTCTCGTAAGGATCTGTCAATAAAAGATTTCTGATAGATCTTTTTACTGCAACCTCATTGGTTATCAATACCAGATCCTCTTTGACGGGATGGATATCAAAATTAGTAGGTATATCTGAATAAAATACGGTGCTTGCCATCGTATATTTATAATGATGTCCGACAAGCATTTAGATACTGCGGATTGTATTTTTGAATGTCATTAGCAGTAGAAGCAGCAAGTGCCCATCCCTGTGTCATGGGTTTAGATCCGAAAGGAGAGAAGTTTTCTCCCACCATTACAGCACTCATTCCAAGCATCAATGGTATAGCGTTGTCAGATCTTCTCATCTCGATCGTAGATGTTATAGGAACATTCATGTTATTGCACAGGTTGGATGTCATCGTTGCTACTTGCTGTCCATAAAAAGTAGCAGGTGATGGAATAGCAGATGATCCTGTCACTAGATTAGATACTACTGATGCGATAGATAATGCCCCGCCCATGGAAGCAAAATTCTGCATTCCAAAACTAACAACGCCCGTGCCGCCAGTAGGAGTTCCAAATGCTCCTATCTTCCTACAGAACACCTGATCGACTGCAGGAAGCGATATCGGAGCCTCACCGAAGAAACTTTTGCCCGCCATGGAAGGTGGCGTCAACATAGGATTGTTTGCTAACATTGATGATGCAATTCTTTGTCCTGTCAGAACTTCTGACATGAAACTACCTACTGCATTTCCGCCGACTTGTTGCAACAGCACTCCCATGGCAATGCCACCCAGAGGTCCTAGAGAATTCAATACTCCTCCCAGAGGCGTTGCTTCCAGGAGGCTGCTAATTGCTGAAGCTGCTATCGTTGTAGCTTGTGATTGTATAGTAGCTGTCGGATTCAAGACAGCACTGATCGTGTTGGGATCCAAAGCGATGCCGCTCGATAATCCCGAATACAGGTTGATAGATTGGTTGATTGCAGCTGTAGATAATTCAGGTGCATCTTTGAGAGCACCTGTATATGCATTAAATATGCTAGCTGTTTCGATGATAGCCGGACCTATCACACCCAATGTCGTTCCTAGGGCTACTGCTGATAAAATATCACCGCCACTGCTCTGAGTATAATCATCATATCGTTGTATATTGGTATATTGTGGTGCATACCTCTGATTGATCGATGCGATTCCGTTTGCTAAATATCCAACCTTATAGATATCCTGTATCTGAGTGATATCTCTTATGTTTCTGATATATCTTGGCTGTCCAAGATCAGGAATTCCGATAACATTTGCGATATATTCAAGATCGTTCTGGTTCTCGTTTGCAGCAAGTATATAAAAGAAATTTTCTAAAGTATCCTGAGGAACAACTCCAAAAGATGCAAGCTCAACAGATTTATTATAGATAGCAGTCTTTTCAAAATCAGTTAAAATATAATTTTGAGGAGTACGGACATAATTGACAGGCGGGGGTTTAGCAAATTTTAATGCAGCTGCTATTCCCAAGAGCTGTGCTCCTATCTGTATAGCATTATTAAATGTATTGTTTGATTCTTTTAATTCTTGGTTGCCATAGAATCCCGGCTGTTGAAAATTGCCTTTTTGTATAGCCGATAGAGTAGTAGAGTTTAAAATTTGATTGCTGCCACCAGAAGCACCCGGAGCCGGTGCAGGTTGTACAGGTGCAGAAGAAGGATATGCAGTATAAGTAAACGTGCTGGTATCTGGTAATTTAAAAGTTCCTGTCGCTACCTGTCCAGCAGAATCAGCAAGCGATCGTGTGTATGCTATAGCTCTGGCTTGACTAGCAGCAAGATCTAAATTGCCAGAAGATATATCTTGTGTGAAAATAATATCAGGCATTTCCTCTTCCTTTTAAAGCAGCGACCACATACGAATGCGATAATCCTGGTATTGAATTGTTGCAAGCTGGATCAGCACATGTCAACACAAGACCGCCTCCTTGTTGGCCAGGTTTAGCAGATTCAAGATGTACATGTATTCCTGGAGAGTCATTCTTTTCTAGATATATCCTGCTAAAGGGAAGATTGTCTCTCACATAAGCTGCTATAGCAGCAGTAGTTGTAGTATCATCTTTATTTGAACATCTCAGATCAACAGCACCCCCAGTGGTGTGTTTAGATGTGGCTTTGCTCAATCTAAACCAGCTAGTGATCTGTATCCTGGATCCAAACTTATCAAACAATGGATCTAATATGTTCCATGCGATGTTCATGGCTTCAGTAAGGATTGCTTGGTGTCGAGATGCAGGAGCGTATCTCAAATTCTTTACCATTCCCACAGTAACATGTCTGGATATCTTCTCGCTAGAATTATATACCGAAGTGGGCATCGGCATGGGATTTTGTTGTGCAATTCCTGTGCTAGTCACTGATCCGTCAGGTCTATCATAAGCTCCTTCAGCAACAGGTCCAATGGTTTCGCCTGTATCAACTATTGATGGAACCATGCCAGCTCCCGAATTTCCTGCAGCAGCACCTTCAGCAACAGGATTAGGATTTCCGCCTTCATTCTTGTAAAGAGAAAATTCTTCCTTGGACATCTTTTTGGCGTTCATAGGAAAATCAGGAGCGGTTCTCAAAGTTGTTATGTTATCGATGATCGTCTCTGCTGGAGCATATTGAGCTAACGATGCTTCGGCAGGATCTGCAGGATCAGATGGTGCTGAAGGGCTAGGGGATCCTCCTACCTGAACGTCAGTAGCAGATCCTTTGATCTGAATTTTTCCGCTTCCCAATACATCCACTGTAGAAGAAGAATGGATAGATGCTGCACCTGCAGACGATATCTTGGTCGTGCTGGATGCTTTTATGTCTAACGCACCACCTGATTCTATGCTCATATCACCTGATGACTTGGCAATGATCTTTGCCTTGGAACCTAAATTCATGTCACCTGTAGCAAGCGCTGTAAATTTTGCCTTTGTTCCCAGATTCATGTCAGCTAAAGATAGAGCAGTGAATTCTGTCTGTGCTTGAACTGAAATAGCAGCGTCACTTCTAACAAAGATATCTAGGCCCGCATCCATATCGATGCTCTGGGATGATTGTATCTTGGTTTTACCCGCAGACGTGATTCTATTATCACCCGCGATCATCGTGCTCATGTCTTTTGCTACTTCGAATACTTTGCTTCCTTCGATAGATTCTTCTGAAGAACCACGAACATTTGTGATCATATCTCCATTCACATGGAATCCTAAATTGCCGCCCACATTGAAATCTAGATCACCATCTGTCTCAATCGTTATTCTGCCATCGGCTTTTAAGATTAGATGGTTTCTTGCAAATACAGTAGCATCACCTTTTGGCGCAATCATTCCTACGCCTCTTTTGCCGGATGATACCATGTGAATAGATCCGTCAGAATCTATCATGATAGTTGCACCTGAATGATGCTGTAGAGTTATAGTATCAGAACCAAACTCGTTGTTGATCAGAATCTTGTTTCCTGTAGAGGAAACAAATCCTTGCATGTCTCCCGATGCACCAACGCCGCTGGCAGTGCCTATTCCTGCGCCAGTATGAGTAATCGCTTGATCACTACCTGTGCTGGGTTTATCTTTTACAGACACTTCATAATAAGGAAAAGTGACGCCAGCAGTAATTACTTGAGGTGCTGTAGATCTGCTAACACCATCACCTTCTCTGTTGGTGATTTTTTTGATTTGTGAAGGATCTGATACAAACGCATCTGGATTAATAGACATATGTTACCCACAAAAATTTAAGTAAAGAGCTGAAACGGCTTTTCGTAATTGTTCATTGTCGCTATCTATCTCAGCAGAGTTGGTAAATGTTGAGAGAGATTTCATTGCTGTATATAGAGTCACTTTTTGCTGTTGAGTGATATAGTAATCCACATGTACTACAGGAGCTTTTTCATTTATAAATTCTGTTGTACCGCCGATGATAACTACTGAAGCACTAGATTCCTGTGCTGCAGCACCCTGATATACTCTACCGTCAACATCAATTATAAATGTAGCGCTAGCATAGTCATTTAAATTGACGGATTGATTTCTCAAAGTTTTAGAAAAAGTAAAATAAAAATTGCTGCAATATGATAGTGCTTCAGGAGATACATTTTTCATCGCATATGTCCCGTAGTTTCCGCAGTTCCCGTATAAGAAAGTTTTTCATAAGCGGCACGGCCAAATTTTAATTTTTTTGGATAGTTAGGATGATTTCTATTACATTCGCTTAATAATCTAAGAGGTTTTCTAGGTGTTTTCCCATCAGGTCCTGGCTCAAAACATGATTCATCTCTTTCAAACATATTAGTATATGCTACAGCATCTTCAATGTTTTGAGCTGTTAACATTTTTGCAAATACGTCCTTTTCATCTACTGTCAATTCATACCACATAAAATCAAGTTGTTTTTCCAATGAGGGTGCATTAATTTTAGAAACAGGGCTTCCGTGCCACTCGGGACCACTTAATTTTTGTTTTCTAGGACCCAGCCATTGACATATGCCAAAAGCCCCAATAGAATTATATGCTGTGGGATCTATGCTAGGCCCAGATTCACCTTGCAGGACTCCAATTATCCCAGCACATATAGCTTTCAAAGATGCTTCTGGTCCAACAGAATTTAATGCTTTTATCTTTTCCCAAAAGAAATTGTATATTTTTTGAGGATTGCCAGAACCTGTTAGCTGTGTTGTGGGTGATGTCTGAGTGGTATCTGTCGGAACGCCGCCTGTATCTGGCGTGAGTATCAGTCCGCTATCAGAATAAGATGGTGAAGGTAACTGTCCTCCAGGAGAATTGTTGACAGAACCCTGTCCTCCATTGATGACACCCAATATGATGGGTTGCTGTGAATCTTCATGATCAGCAAAAAATCCCACCACCCAAGTTCCATTAACTAGCCCATGGCTGGCATTGCCGCCTGAGGTTTGTCCTCCAGTTGTCGGAAACAGCACCATGGCATATGGTAGATCGCCATCAGATATTCTTGTCGTATCTTCTGTGCCATGTATACCAAATATCGTGACACGCACTCGACCATCGCTGCCGACATCTTTTACGACACCAATAAACCATCTAAATCTATCGCCATAGAAATCATCATTAAACATTATAATGGACCCTGCAATCCTGTGCCTCTACCTGCAGAATTATATAACGATGATTCTGCGAGACTATTGAGATATCCATCTTTATATATTCGTAAAGTAGTAGCTGCTAAACTACCCTGCATTAT